ATCCATCAAATTTGAGTATAGAAGTTACATTTAAAATTATTGAAAATCCACACGCAAAAATAGATGCTAGAGAAAACAAAGTATCATATAGATATAATTTGGATGGAATGGGTGCCGATACAAATGTAAAATACCCAACTAGACGTGCATTTGTGTTTGTTCCAGAAGAAGATGTTACAAAGCACGATGAAACACCACGTTTTGATGAGAAACCTGCTGAGAAAATAAATAAACCAAAACAGATAGTCAGCACTAAAAACACATCAAAAGGTAAAAAAGCTGTGGACACACCAACTACAAAGCCTGATGTAAAACCTGCACAAAATACTGACTCTACAACAAGACTTCTTCGTGATGAAATGAAAGTAATCATCCCACCCATGGCACAAGATAATACTTACGTATACAAAAACACCTATATTAAAAGCTATGTAAAAAAATTAAAAAAACAAGACCAAATTAAAAATAATGATGGCGCATTGGATAACCCATAATAATTCAAAATGTCAAGTAGATACCAAAATAGAAAAACTTTATTAAAAAAAGATACTAAAAAAAGATATTTAGAATCAACTATATATCCAAAAATAAAAGCATCTAATAATGACACCTATCTAATAACCGAAGCGGGTGATAGATTAGATTTACTTGCCGATGTTTACTATGGTGATGTTGGTTATTGGTGGATTATTGCAATTGCAAATAATTTACATGACGCCTCATTATCTATGCAACCTGGAATACAAATTAGAATACCATCGAATTTATCAACAATATTAAATGATTTTGATAAAATAAATTCATAAGTTATGCCCGCATTATTTATATCTGATTTAAAACCTTGGGTAAAAGAAATTTTTAGAAATAGAGAAAGAGTAACAGAAAGTTCCATATTTAAAGTTCCATTTGTTATACTAACATCCCCCGCATTGGTTACAAAACAATCTAGTGATACAAAACTGACATTAAAAGAAAGAGCGGAAAAATTCCAAGACATAATAAATAATACATTTGCGGCCTCATCTATGGATTCATATAAAGGTTGTATAATAACAAATAAAATACAAAATAAAGATAATTCATATCAATTAGGCCCATCACATATTGGAGTTGATTTTCGTGGTAACAGAATTAATGTAGATGGTGAAACTAATAGAGCAATACCAAATCCAATAATAGAATCATTACAAATAGATACGGATGGTACGGGAAATACTTTAAAGATTGCAACTGTGGGTGTAAGATTGTTCAGTTTAAAACAACTTGAAATGTTTGAACTATTTTATTTAAAACCTGGTATGAATCTTTTACTAGAATTTGGTAATAACCAATCGGTATTTGCAGATATTAGACGAGATTATATTAAAAATAGATATGGTGAGAATAGTGAAAAAACACAAACAGAAGGTGCACAAAACGTTATAAATTTACAAAAAGTTTTAGTAGATAAATCCAATTACGACATTTTTTGTTCAAATTTTTCAGAATTATCTATTGGAGATATGAAGGCCTTACAAAAATACTACAAAAGAATAGAAGATTCCAGAGGAACATATGAACAAGTAGCTGGTAAAGTTTTGGATTATACATATTCTATTGAAGAAAATGGAACATATGTTGTAGTTTTAAAAATTACTGCAGGTAATGAAGTATCTAGAGCAATTCCAAAATCAACAACAACGGCTAGTGGAAAAACTAAAGGAACAACTGTAAAGCCTGACGATTTTAATACTTGGATTAATCAAATTGAAGTTGACTTTGGGTTACCACAATTGAGTGAAGTAGTAACAAAATCCGATGATTCAAAATATTTTTTTAACTGGGGGGTTGCAAATGCCGATAAAGGTTATGAATCTTTATCAAAAAAACCATATATTACATTGGGATTTGTAATTGATAAAATATTAAATCATAATGTTTTAGTAAATGCCGGATTTATTGATGATGCATTGGTTGGTATTGGAAAACAAAAATTTTATACCGATGCAAATGGTGGTGGTGAGATGGAGATGATTTTAGCAAATTCAGCAGAAGCTTTGATATCCTCAAATGAAAATGTTATTTTTCCAGGACAATTACCATCTTTTATTAAAGACAAAACCGAAAATACAATAGTTTTAAAAACCGATAAAAATGGAAATATTGAAACAACGGATTGTAATATAAATGATTTAGAGTATACGATAAAAAATTCTACATTATTTGTAGAAAATGAAAAAAAACATGATACATCTCCTGATGAAGTTAAAGATTACATTCAGGTATATTCTAAAGATGGTGACGATATAAAATTAGGTAATGCATTAAATATATTCATAAACTATGAAGCTGTTTTAAGTTTATGGAGAAAGGCATACACTATGTTAGACTTTTTGGAAGGAATTTTAGATATGGTAAATGATAATTCACATGGTTTAATAAAATTAATATTAGGAACAATAGAAGGTGGAAAATTCCCAGCATTTATAGTCGACGGTAAACTTAGACAAGATAAAAAAACATTACAGGGAATAATGACAAGTGTAGACCCAGCATATAGATTTAGACCAACAACCATTTCATCTATTGTAAAAGAATTTACATATGATTTTAATATGAGTGAAAATGTTGCTGGTAGAACTTTATTTAATTCATATGCATATATTGCACAAACCAAAGCGGGTAAAAATCCGGACAATGAACAATTGTTGGGTATTCAAAAAGATGCATACGAAAGTGTTGATTTTTATAGAACACAAAATGCAGATGGTTGGTATAGTTTAAATTATGTAGATATTAAGTCGATAGAAAAACAACAAGCAAAAGCACAAAATAATAATGGATTAGAGCAATCAACTGGAACTAAATCAAAAACACAAGAAGATGTTTCTAAAGTAATTGACGCATCATCTAAAAAATTTAAAACAAATAACGGAACAAAGATATTAATATTTCAAAATGAAAAAGTGGTTTCAAGATATGTAGCAAAATCTTTTTATGAAAAAAATAAAAGTTTATTAACACCAATTGAAATTAGTATAACAATTGATGGAATAAGTGGTATTAGTTGTGGTGAATATTTTAAATGTGATGGTGTTCCCGAAATACATAATGTAATCGGTGCATTTCAAATTGAAAACGTAAAACATTCAGTTACTCCTGATGGGTGGTATACAACATTGGACGCAAGGTGGCGAGTATTAGACATTGATAAATAAAGATAAAAATGGCATATAACGATTTAATAAAAGATAAAAAAATTGATAAAATTATACTTCCTGAAACAATTGTTCCAGTTCCAACACAATTGGACTATGATAATGGATATATGATACGATATTTTATTCAAAAAGCAAATGATTTCAACGGCCATATTTTTGAATTAAACAATAGTGTATATACCACATATTTAAATAACGCATATTGGAAAGGTGTTGAATTAAAATGGAGAATTGCTGGCCCTAAAGAAATGGTTTATAAAAATGACGGAACCACCGATGACATCGGCTTAATTAATTCAAATAAAGCATCTATTGGTTTGGCGTCGGTAAGATTAAAAAACATAGGTTTATATTTACCAAACCTATTACAATTCCACAAATAACTTTGTAATCTCAAATATTTTTCGTATATTAGAGTTCTATGAACCTAATTGAAAATAAACAATCTCTACAATCATTTTTAAAAGGTAATGTAAATATTGACCTTATAGTTCCTGTATGGAGTTCTCATAGAGCCCATCCATTAGGAAATCGTTTATCATTCATTTATTATAGACAAAGTGACGGTAGTGATGGAATAATTAATTTGAATCACATAGATGCAAAGAAAATAGATATGTTCGACATATCCAAAATAGTTCATGTTAATACATTGGTTTTAGACAATAGGTATTTAAACACCATAGGATTGGATTATGAGTGGGTATACTTTGAAGAGAATGGGAAACCATTTATCTTTAATGAGGTCGTAGAATCGGTTTATAGGGGGTATAGAAACGACTTTAAAGAGTTGAATGATTGTGTTCCTTTAATGAAGTGGTATGAAGTCTTAAAAACAATCCCAAATATCAGCACAAGAAATGAATGGTATAGAAAATACACATCAGCAATCAATACATTAGGAAGGTTGGAAGGGGCTGGGGTAAAAGTCGTTAGAGAAAAATTTATTGATAGTTTTAACTTCAACGAGCAATACCTCCCAAAGAACGATAGAGTATTCACGCAATACAATCCTTACACTACTACCGGAAGGCCATCCAATAGACATCTTAACGTAAATTACTCTGCTTTAAACAAATCCGATGGTACGAGAGAAATGTTTATTAGTCGTCATCCACATGGTACATTGATTCAATTTGACTATGAGTCTTATCACATTCGTTTGATTGCGAAGATGGTTGGATATGAGTTTCCAACGGGTACAACGGCTCACCAACACCTTGCAAACCTTTATGGGTGTGACATTGATACGGCAAAGAAAATAACCTTTACATACCTTTATGGGGGACTTGACGAGAATGCACGAGAAATACCATTCTTTCAATTAGTAGATAAATACATTAAGAAATTATACCAATCGTTCGTCATTTCGGGAAAACTTACGACACTCTTATATAAAAGAGAAATACCATTCCATAGAATTGAGAGTGCAAACGAACAAAAGGTATTCAACTATTTATTACAATCTTT